GTCGCGCACCTCGGCGGGCATTCCCTCGGCGATCTTCGAACCGAAGTCGAGCACGACGATTGTGGTCGGAGATCGACATGACCATCGTCATGTGGTGTTCGACGAGCAGCACCGTGAGCTTGAACTCGTCGCGTACCGACCGGAACGAGCTCTCCCAGTTCACCAAGGCGATGCGTCAGCTGGCCAACACGATCGTGCGCAAGATCAACCAGCGTGGGGTCCAGATCCTGGAAGCGTGGATCACCGCGAACGCGCGGTCGGCCGTCGGCGTCTCGTGGGGCTCGGTAAACACGACGTTCGCAGCAGGCAGCAACTGGCCGCTCTTCCCGGCACGAGACTTCGCGAAGGCGGATCTCGTCGCCGAGCAGGAAGAGATGGACATGGACTACAACTTGTGGATCCTGAATCCCGCGGAGATGTTCAACCTCGAGGGGATCTACGGGGACAAGCTCGGTGCACTGCTCGACAGCTACGACATCGACATCTTCGTCACCAACCGAATGGCGGCGGGCAGTGCGTATGCCGTCGCGGAAGGCCAGGTCGGCGAGATGCGGGTCGAGCAGCCGTTGCAGACCGAGACGTGGCGCGACCCGAACGGGAAGCAGGCCACCTGGGTCCAGTCCTCGGTCCGGCCCGTGATGTACGCGAACAACATGTTCGCGGTCCTGAAGTTCACGGGACTGACGTAGGGAGGCGTATCGTGGCAGAGAGAATCGTCAAGTTCCGCCTGGTCACCTACTTCAACCTGGTGGATTCTCCCGTGAACCCGAACGAGCAGGTCCTCACGGAGAAGATCGGGCACATGGGCGACAAGATCGACGTCAACCGCGATGTCGATCTCGCACGGCTCGACAGTCTCGGCGCTCTGTACTCCGAAGAGGAGACAGCGGAGATCGAGGCGGGCACTTACAGGGGACCCGAGTCGGGCATCCTGTACTCCGCCCGGAATCAGCCGTTGCCCCAGCTGCCCGGTCAGGTCGTGGCAGCAGACGGTGAGCACGGTGACGCAGCCTCCATGGACGCCGTCGAGCTCGCCGCGTACATCACGGGAGCAGCGTCTGAACGTGGACTCCACCGTCGCGCTTGCCGGCGACGACGAGGAATCCATCCAGAAGGTGCTGGACGCGGAGAACATCGCGACCGAGAACGAGCCCCGCAAGGGTGTTCTCGATCGTCTCGAAGCGAAGCTCATCGCGAGCACGAAGCAGTAAGGAAGGAGGAGAACGGTGCCGGTCTCAGATTACATCCCCGAACTGGTAGACGTCGGCGCGGGAAATCTTGTCGCGCACGAAAGACCAGTACGGGAACGAGACCGGGCACCTTCTCCGTCTCCAGCACACCTACTGCTGATCAGGTCACGATACTGATCCAGAAGGCATCCGATCGTGTGAGTCTCAAGATCGGGACTGACGTTCCTGTCTCAGTGCGGCAAGACGCGAAGGATCTCGTGGCCTTGAGAGCGGCGATGATGGTCGAGCAGACACTGTTCGCCGACCAGATTACCAGCAATCGTTCGTCGTACCCCATCCTCAAGGAGCGGTACGACAGTGATATCAAAGACCTTCAGCTGGCTATCCAGAGCGCGGAGGACGGCGGTACAGGTATTCCTGATCAGCCGCGCCTGAAGCCCAGCTATTCTTTCCCTGAGGCCACCCCCTGGCTGACGAGGCGAATGTGATCTTCACGATCAAAGCCCTCGGCGCCAAGCAGGTAGCCACTCGCTTCGAGCGAATGGGGTTCGCTGCCGTCAGTGCCAAGCCCGCGATGGAAACCGTCGCTGCAATGATGATGCGCATCTTCAGCGCGACTTTCGACAGTCAGGGTAGGCGTGGCGGCGGATCCTGGAAGTTCGACACGACCGAGTGGTTGACGCGCAAGCAACGGCAAGGACTCGACCCTCGCATCAACCACGCTACCCTGGCGCTGCGGCGCTCGCTCACCATTCCTGGCGCGCATGGCCAAGTGCTGGATGTCACACATACTTCCGTGCACCTGGGGAGCGATCTGCCCTACGCAGCGACCACTCAGCGCCACCGTCCGGTCGTGAAGTTCAGGCTGCGTGACAAGCAGGAAATCCGCATGGTCGTGCGCGACTACCTGATCGCTGCCTGGAGAGCTCCCGTCTCGTGAGCATCTTCGGTGCCATCAAGGTCGCCGACGATCTCGAAGACGCCGTGCTGGCCACGCTCGAGGCTTGGTTCCCGGTGTACAAGAAGGAAGTTGAGCTACAGATGGGAATCCCGGTGGACTCCCTGAAGCCGCCCGCTGCTTGGCTCAAGGCCGACAACCTCGACCGTGAGGTTGGCAGTTCGATGCCGGCGATCGTAGTGGTGAGCCCAGGCCTGAGCTCTCGGCAGCGTCCAGCGCAGGAGGGGGACGGTAGCTTCCGTGTCTTCTTCAGTATCGGAGTCGGAATCTTTGTGGGTGCTGACCGTCGCGTCCACACCATGAATCTAGT